GCACCAAAACTGGAGAAGAAGAGAAGCGTCGGGAGCGATTTGATCGCGTACTCTTTTGCTGCGTCGGGGCGTGCATCGACATTGACGCGCAAAATATTGACCGGCTTCATTTTGGCGAGGCGATCAAGCTCTTTGCTGATCTGCTTGCACGGCTGGCACCACTCGGCCCAGAAATCCACGATGGTGGGGCCTTTCTTAGTCTCGTCGAGAACGACTTGGGCGAACGTATGCTTAACCATGGTGCCTCCAATAGGGATAAAGAGAGGGGGCTGGTTTCCCAACCCCCTCAATCAGATGACTCCGCGTCTGCGGTGGGCCAGCGTATCAGTTCATTGGCTTGCGCGCAACCCTGCGTTCACTGCTGCTTTCCACGGGCTCGGAGATCTTATCCGCAATCTTGGCCATAGCACCGATCAGTTCACAAAGAACTGGCACAAGTGTATAAAGTAGCGCCTCGCGCTCCTTGCCATGGTCCATCGTCTTCAGTCGTTCGAGATCTTCGGTGATCTGAACAAGATCATACGTGTGTGCCATTAGAACGGAAGCTCTTCAAGTGACTCCTGCATTGCTGCACGTGGGGCCTCGCCCTCTTCCTTGCCCTTGCCGGAGCGCTTCAGCACCTGAATGAACTTTGCAGTGATGGCAATCTCGGTGTGCTCGACATCATTCTTGTCGGTCCACGACGAAATCTCCGGTGTTCCCTCGATCCAGATAAGATCGCCCTTCTGGACAACCTTGTCGGCGAGTTCTGCCCGGCCATCCCAGCAGGCAATCGGATACCACGTCGACTTCTCTTCGCCGTTTGCATCCTTTGCGCCGTGAACAGCGACATTGAAATTCGCTACCTGGCGACCCTTCTGTGTTGCTCGTACCGTTGGCTTCGCGCCAACATAACCAATCAGCTGTACCTTAATCATTGCTTTCTACCTCACTAATCTTCAATACGACTTTTTCTTCGTCGCACTTCTTCTTAAGCTCCCACACTCTTGGTAGGAACCTTGCATCATTAACTCCTAAACCACCGGCAACCGCGTCGAGCGTCAGTTTTAGGATGTTGTCCGCGTCAATTGTCCGCTTCACGTAGATCCACACGTCAACCACGAGCATTGTATCAGGTTTGCAGGACCACTGCTGGTCGTGCGCTGCAACTTTTGTCAGTGTCGTTGTTGACCTTTTCCAGTCTTTTGCTTCCCTGGTCATGTAGATGTACGATTTTCGCGCCCGATACGCTGAATTCCAGCTTGGTGGCCGGCCGTATAGCGTAATTTCAAGCGCGTCGGACATTACGAACGCAGCTTTGGTCGCAAATCGGACCCGCCAACCTTGACAACAGTGCACATTTCGGTCAATCGTGACACAGTTGCACCGTATCCGAGGTCATTCAGCTCGTCCAGCGTACGATTTGACGTCACAATCGTTGGGAGCATCGACGAATAGCGGCTCTCAACGATCACATAGAGCCGTTCCGTCGCCCAATCGGTCGCACGCTCCTTGCCAAAGTCGTCCAAAACGACGACAGAGGCCCGGTCGCAGATAAATTGGAAGTCTGACTGCACCGAATCGTCCGAAAACTTGAAGCTTGACCGCACTGCATCCAAAAACAGCGGCACATTGATGAATCGAGCGTTCAATAACCCGTTTTCAATCTTGTGCCGAAGGGCTGCAACCGCCAAATAGGTCTTTCCGACCCCCGGAGTACCGACAAAAAAGAATCCACGGTCGGTAAGTGGCGCTTCTGCCCAATCCTTGGCGACTTTCACAGCCGTCTTGGCCTCTGGGAGCTCCTTCAGGCCGCTAAACGACGCATTCATGTACCGCTTTGACACGCCAGCCTTCTCAATGCGCGCATTAGCGACATCTGACGTCGGTGGCTCGTCCTGGCGGCGCATCACTGCCCCTTCTGGGGTCATGATGTACGCAAAATCAACGTTTGGGTCAATCTTGGATAATCCCATCGTAGTTCTCCTTCTTCCTTCCCGCTACCGGAGCCTTCCAGCGCGGACTATCTGCGAGCTTTTGCACGTAGGCGAGCGGGTCACCGTCCAAATCGCGGATTGCCGCCTCACAAATCGCCGACATGAGCCCCGGGATGCCGCCCGGGAACGATTGCATCAACTTGAAGATTCGACCGTACTCGGAGCGCTTAAGCTTCTTGCCGGTCATCGCCTGATAGAAGTCGCCCATGCGGCCCTGCTTGTTTGGCGCCGACTCAATCTCCTTGCGCCACCAAACGAGATCGTTCACTCGCCGTAAATCTTCGTCAGCGACGACTGGCGGATGGATGGCAGCACCGTAAGCATCCCAGATGCTGTTGCTGGTAGCGGTTGAGGATGAGCTTCCCACTTGTCACACAACTTCCTGAACTCACACGTCGCATGCACGAACGCGGTTGGGTTTGGATAGATTGCACCCTTCTCCTTCGCATCCAACATCGCTCGGACCGTGATATACAGGCGGTCGATATCGTCTTGCGTTCGGGTGGTAGTGCGGCGCTCCACGTTTGGACCCTTCGAGTGCTTGCTAACGATGTTAAACGTCACCTTCGGGTCGTGGTCGTAGTTCTGGCGCACAACAGACACATAGGCAGTCGCCTGAATGTCGCCATGCTCTCGGCCCTCTTCCCACTTTCGTGTAGCGGTCTTATGTTCGACAACGTCGTTGGTATTAGTCACCATGTCCAACACAGACTTCAGCTTGATTGGAAGCTTTCCCAACCGGCTGTGTGCAATGTCGGCCATAAAGGTGCGCTCTACTGCCTTAGCAGTCCAATCGTCGCCTTCAAAGATCGCGGCCTTCAACATCTCTTCGCCCAGGGCGCTCTGGCTAATTGGGTCCTTGTCAGACTCGTTAGTCCAGTTAACCTTTTCTGACTCGTCTGCAAACGCAGCACGGTAGAGCTTGATTGGCATGGTAAGGTCGCCGGTCTTCTTGCCGCCGTTGAGCGGCTCATACCAGTTAGCGAGACCTGCGTGCACCGCAGTTCCGAGCGCGAAGAACGAGCTCGTCTTTTCGGTCCAGAGGCCATTCTCGTAGCGGTACCACCACCGAAGAGGGCAGGCCTGGAATTCGCGGATCTCGCTGATGCTGACGTGTTCGCGCATTAGGCGCCGAGCTCGGCCTTGCGCGCAGTGTAGTACTGGCCAAGCCAGCGCTTCTTGTCGGCGTCAAGGTTTGATGCGGCGATCTGCTGGGCGACAGCGGTAAGGTCGGCACCGGTTACGGAGCCGTTGATGGCATCGCGCCAATCAATCAGTGCTGGGTCATCGCCAAAGGCATCTTGCGCTGCAAGAAGGATCTTTGCGTCGTCTGACTTCTGCTTGTCCTGCGCTACGGGCGAGGGCTTAGCAGCGCCAGCCTTAGAACGGATCTCGTCGCCCGACGCTACCTTCTTGGACGGAAGGCCGGCCATGACAAGTGCGCGGCCAACTGCCGACGTTTCGGTGTTCTCAAGCTCTGAGCCACGGGTGTAGGGCGTGCTGCCCGGGATTGCCATAGATGCGTGGCCCGTTCCGGCTGGCTTTTCATCGGCAACTTCGCCGCGATATGCCCACGCCTTGACGACAACGTTCTTGTCGCTCAGGGAAACGATTTCCGTTTCGATCCGGGCATTTGGGTACGCTTCGTACCAAGCGCGGAGACGCTCCGCTACATCGATGTAATCCTCTGCAAACTTCTTCTTCGGTGCATTGTCGTATACCATTCCTAACCTCACTTCTCCGAGCTAAAAAGCTCGGCTTCACTAAGACCAAGATACTCCGACAGTCGTCGTCGCATCTCCGCCGTCATCGGCGCATGTCCATACTGGACCTGGTTTAGATAACCATAGGATACACCAAGATGCATGGCGACCCATCGTCGCTTCACCCCGGACTCCTTAATCAACTGCCACACCTTGGCATTCTTCTGGCGCTGCTCTACTCGCAGCTCCTTGTGCTCTGCCCCGCTCTGCTTACTCATTGGTCTCCAATTCTCCGTCGAATGAATACGTTGTTCCGTGATCAATCCAATAATCAACTGCCATCTGAATTCCGTCAGCAACCTGCCACCAGCGCTCTGGCTCCATTGCTGCGCAGCTGCCATTTCGCAGTTCCGCTGATACCGACTGGTACACCCATGGTGCCATAGCGTTGCGGTCCTGAAGGCCATTAATCGACTGGGCCATCACGGGGATCGCAGCAGCAACAGCGTCTACGCCAATGCGCATATCGTCGATATTCCAATTAACCTGCTCTGTCATAGCCCCTCCTGCTCTGCCACTTCCGTATTATCTGAAATTTCTGCCGCACTGTCAAGTGGCCCGCCACCGCTGCGGAGGATTCGCTCCATACAGGCCCTGTGTACCACCGTTCCGGCGGCAAACGATTGCATCTCCCCCAGGGGCATCAGGTTGCCGCGCTTGACGCGAATGTCGTGCTTATTGGGGCAATTCTCGTACGAGCACCCAAGGTCATCTGGGTACTGCATGTTTGGATTTCTCATCAAGGTACTCCCTTAGTACTGGTCGCCACTTCTTGGTCGACTCGGTCTTTACCCTGTGGTGATACCCACAAAGCAAGACAAGGTTCTCCATGGTGCTTGGGCCTCGCTTCCCAAGTCCGGCATTGTCAACGTGATCCAGCTCCCAGATGATTCCTTCGCCGGGACCAAACTGGCTGCCACAAGCTCCGCCCATGCCAATTTTCGCCCCCACACAAGTGTGGTCGCGCTTCATGACTGCGTAACGGAGTTCCGGGGTTACCGGGTCTTTATGAGGCATACCAGAAGCGTATCATATCAGAGTTCTCCGTGCAAGCGCATGTTTTCTGCGATCCGTAGCCCAATCCATTCGGCAACCTGGCTGACCACGCCGTTGCCGCAGGCGTCGGCTCTTGTTGACTCGTTGGCCCGGTCCAGCAGGGGGTGCTCAATAGAGGCGCCGCCAGTGAGAAGGTGCTGTCCGAAGACGCCCGATGAGGCAAATGCTGTCAGGGTGCTGAACCGGCCATCCTCTGTCCATGCCTCAAAGAATCCGGACTTCTGGTTTCGCTCGTTCTTGCGGAACATCCGGATAGGGCCGTCCTCTGAGTTAGGTGTTGTTACGAGCTGGTGGTTTTGACGTGCAGACGTCGGAATCCTGGGACTAGCGTGTGCCCGTCCGGCCACCCCATCAAGCGCTCCATCTCTACTGTAGTCAATCTTCGCAAAGTCAAGCGCTGCTGGTCGATAGTGTCCAGAATCATCTGGTGGAGGTCCGGCGTAAAACCTATTTTCGTGCCACTGGCTGACGTTGTGACCGAACGCCCAAGGTAATTCGTTGCTTCCTCTGGTGTCAAGAAGAACCTCGCCGGCACGACTGGTTCCACGATGTCCGAGAAGGAAAACTCGACGGCGCGGCTGGGGCACTGGGCGCCTTCCCCCATGCAGTTGACAGCTTCCGAAGCTCGATGCATCCACAGTTCGCCACGCCACGCCATACCCGAGCTCATCCATTTCCTGGACGAGCCGGCCCATGTCTCTTCCGCCGTTTGAGGTGAGGAGTCCGGGGACGTTTTCAAGGAGGACCCATTCTGGCGAGAACGCTTCGACAAGGTTGAGGAAGCTGAAGGCAAGGACTGATCGCTCACCGCTAAACCCCTTTCGCTTTCCTGCGCTACTCAAATCTTGGCAAGGAAACCCTGCTGACCAAAGCGTAGCAGATTGCCATGGCTCGCCGGTTTTATCCGTGCTAATAGTTGTGATATCTCCGAAATTTGGGATGTTCGGCCATTGACGCGCAAGAATAGCCGATTGGTACGGTGCATTTTCACAGAAGGCAACAGTGTGCCAACCGGCGGACTCAAGCCCTAGGTCAATGCCGCCAACCCCACTAAACGTGGAGAAGTGGCTAAGCTTTCTTGCCGCGCTTTCCCTTTGGCTTTTTGTTAGGGGTCTCATCATCAGCAATAGTATCAGACGCAGGTTGCTTTGACTTCGGCTGATTGCGAATTACACGACAAGGGATGCAAAAGCACGGCTGCTGATGGTATAGCTTCTCAGCCATTATCGCTTTTCGCGGGATTCAACCTGCCGCATGATCTTGTTGGACCATGACTGGCCAGGGTCCCCGCCCCAGAGAGCCCATGCAATCCTGCCGGCAGATGGATAGCCAGTCTGGCCAGGGTTAAACCCTTCGCCCTGCTTATCTACCTCATGTCGGGCCAGGAACGCACGCATCTTTCGGACGCGAGCGATTGTCATCTTATTGCCAATGAGCATGCGGGCAGTAGTCTGGCCTGGGCCAATCCCGCCACGACCAAACTCTTCTCGCCACTTCAAGCCACGCTTGGCCTCTGCCTGAACCGACGAAGGGACATTGAGGTTAATTCCCGAATAGTCAGCAGCTGCGTACTTGCTTGAGACTTCTTCTGGGGCGTGTACGTTCTGAACGCCAGCAGCCTTATAAGCGCTGCGAACGTCAGCATCGTTTTCGATAGCCTCCGTGACGTTGCCACTCTCTTCAAGGATCTTAGAAATCTTGTACTTCTTAAACTGAAGGCCAGCTCCAGCTGGGAAGTCTGAGAGATACAATGCGTCGTGTGGCACATCGTTTTCTTCCAGCCACTCTTGGGTTTCCTCAAGACGCTTAGCTGATCGTGCGCTAAGGATGAAGATGCGATGGGTATCAGACTTCTCCTGCAAATACGCAACAACAGATTCATTTGGCTCATTGCTTCCGTCGCTAGTTGTCAAGGTTCCGTCAATGTCACAAACGATAATTGGGCCACCATCTGCCTTTGCCGTCTGCGACTGCGGAGCATTTGGAGGCGTGTTGTCTGGGGTCACGTCCGAGCCCTGTGGCGGGGTTGGCACGCCTTGTGGCTGATTTGCGCTAGGAGGAGTGCCTCCGTCCGGAGCAGGCTGTCCTCCGGAGACAAGGT